AGAACACATGGCCTTTGGTATCACTAAGGGCGCGGAGTATTAACATCCATGCCGCTAGTCTACTCTTACCTGTACGTCTACCTGCGGCTATAACTTTAAATCTTGTTTCGTTGTTATATACTTCCTGTTGCCACGGTAGAAGAGAGACATTTAAGTCTGTCAATTATAACACCACATTACAGGAGACTCGCCAACGTCCAACTTGCGGATGTCAACATGGACAAAGCTGTTAGCAACTCCGATACCGTTGAACCCCAACGCAGTGGCGTGTTTAACGATGTCATACCTTTGCTGACCATTCTCAACCCTGATGTCACAGGCGATACCTTGTGCGTGAGTTCCTGCAACTTTTTTCTTAGCCTCTATGGGGTGACTAGGGTCTCTGTAGCCGCTAGTGATTATAAATGGAAAACCACATACATAGCGTAGGTGGTCTAATTTGATTAGGAATTGATCATCAATCTTATTCTTACCTGTGTACTGACAGGCAAACTCTTCCCTGTTAAAGTATCTTAACATATCATTAATGTTATTAATCATTGACAACTTCTCCCTCTAATGGGTCTTGCTGTTGTTCATTACCAGAGATAATAGTAGTTTCACCACCTACTCCAGTAATAGAGATATTGATAGCACTACGCCCACCGCTACCTCCTTTCTCCTTCTCAAAGTAACTAATAGGTAACATCCTATCCATTACTAACTTCCATGCCGCTGACTGATTCTTATGATCATTGTCTAAAGCCGCATCAAAGATTGCATCCATCACCTTACGTGACTTTGGAGACGCAAGCATCCTAGCTTTATAGTCGTTGATGATTGAAGCATCACCTTTGGGACGACCTACCCCTTTTCTATTACCTGTTGTTTTAGATACTACAGCTTTCTTTGGTGGCCGACCCTTCCGCTTCGCGGCAACGGTTGACTTATCTATATCTGGTTTACTCAAAGTATTCCCCTTAGTTATCTTAAGGATACTTAAGTAGAGTTTAGTTATTTTCTTTAATTATTAATAAAAGTAAAATACTTTAGTTTACTTAAGGTACTTAAGGCGCGGATGGTTTCCTTTAACTAACTTAGTATACTTGATATTATACCATATATTAAAGTAAATGTCAAGCATTATTTTCTATATTTACTAAATTAATTTAAGTACACCTCAAGCCCCTTGTGTGTCAACCTGTGTGTCCCTTAACTGCTTGTGTCAACACCAATGGGGCAACTGTGTTTTCCTTATGTAAATCAATGACTTATGTATACTTATGTATATCCCTCTTTTTTCCTAATTTACCTCTTTTTTGTATGCCAGAGGGTACAGTAACAATCCTACGCATCCCCACGGCCCCCCCGTCCCCCTCTAGTTATCCACAGGTTATACATGATTTACCCCAGTTATCCACAGGGGCTGTGCATAAGTTATCCACAGGTCATCCACAGGTTATACACAAGGCTCCATGTTGGCATGGGTATTGCATGGGTAAAGAGTGAGTATGCCATAGGATACCTATAGCCACATATTGGCACGACTATTGCATGACACAAGTGTACACAAGTTGGCATGATTATTGCTACGCGTACACGCGCGTATATATAAAGGTTACATAGACTATTCATGATATGAATGTGCACTATATAGTTTGCATTATATACATGGGCTGATCATTCGCTATAATGGGCGCATCAAGACAAACATTAAACAACTGAGGTAATACAGCATGAAACTAAGATTAATCGGTAGCAACCAGACAGAGTTAGACCTAGGATTCGCTCAGGTATTCTTCAGCTACGAGACACCAGTGGCCGCTAGAATAACGGACGGCTCATTAATTAGAACTGAGCAGAAATACAGCGTAACAACGTCTAAGCATATCAACCGATGGCTTGATGGCTGTGAGCACACTTTAGTACCACAACAACGCATAGACTGGCTATTAACGTCTGCTAGTGAATGTAACCCTGACTTTGATGAGGTGATAGCATGAATATTGAGCACGTTTTAACGGTAAATGATTTTCCAAGATGGGCGCTTAGTGCATTAATTAACGATGATTATTCAGGCATCTACGATGACGATGACATCCTAGACTTTGATAAATTTTTGGAGCATTTCGCAAGCGTTGCTCACTGGGAAGTTGACATGAATAGCCTAGAAGATAGCAATTTTAATAGGTACCCTGCTTTTGGTTTAGCTACGGATTGCTGTACCGTTAAAGGGTACGCATTGCAGGAGGTGACAGCATGAATAAGCATGACCAACTAGGCGATCAATTACAGGCGTTTTATATAGACTATGTGAACAACTACCTAACAGTGGCTTGCATAGCAGAGCATAACGGCTTAACGGAAAACCACGCGGCTACATTGATTGAGATGGGGCGCAAAATTCATAATATCCGCGTTGATGCGTGGGAGTATTGCCAGAAGGAGGTTACACAATGATAAACTGCAAAGAATACAGCGACAACGAACTAGCGTTACACGTACTCAACGATGAGTATTTTATGTCAGAGATAGAGCATCAAGAGTATTTATTGGCCTTAGTCGCTGAAGAATTTCAATATACTCCTGTACAATTTGACGTACTAATCAAAGCACTAGCAGAGATAGAGCATTGAGCAGTAAGCACCACAAAGCCTTTAATTTACATTCTAAGGCTTTCTAGTGTTTATTGGTAGGGTAGCATAGCCTAACCCATGAAATAGGCTTAGAATGGATTATATGAGGTTTTAAAGCATGAATAAGTTAAAGCGTATGATTTTTGAGACTAACCTAGCGGCCTATGTCGTGTTGATTTGGGTAGGTGTAACTATTGGCTATATGTTAGCCACAAACTTATCATAGGGGAGATACTGGGATGAATAATAGTAGAGAACCAGAAAGTGATTTTTGGTCATGGTTAGGCGTGATAGTTTTGTTGGGAGTCTATATAATGGCTAGTACGCTGGAATTTTTTAGCTTAATTCCTTGATTTATAACTTGTTATAACTACTGAGGTGATTTATGAAGATTGACGGATTGACACAAAAAGAGATAGTAGCGGCACAATTTGGCGCACTATCCCGATTAGGGGATGAGAGAACCTATGCCCAAAACTTGGTCTATGATAAGGTAAGGAGGGAGCATTTAAGCAATGTCCATATGGAGGGCTTAGAGAGTGTCTATGCTTGCAGACCTTTCACAGATCATTCTAAACAGGTTATGCGCGATAAGGCAATTTCGTTTATGTCTACTGTTTATGGGGTGGAGTTATGAAAACAAATGACCTGTACGAACACAGCGAGTTTACGCGCTGGCTTTCACAAATGCCTGAGAATGTAGCGTGTAATTACCGCGAGGAAATGGTTGATCTACATGGTACGCGAGTTGAGATCATATTTTATATACCAGATGAGGAGGTTACACAATGAGTTTATTTAAAGCGTATAAAGGCCACAGGAAATTAGCAAAACAAGTATCCGATATAATAACTTCGAGCGGTGACTACTATCCTATCGAGGAACTTATATGCGAAATTCCCACAGATCAGTTGTCGGAATGGTTAGCTAAAAACGGCATAGAACCTGTGGCAGAGATGCCGCAGGAAATCAAAGGCGTAATTGATGAGGTGACAGCATGAATATTAATCAAATAGCTTATGAAAATGGTAATCATTGGGTATTCAAGAAAGATCAAGGCCATTATGAAATATACAAAACTGGCATAACTCACAGCACTAGATGCGGCATAGTTCATTACAGCGATAAACCGCTTTACGCCCTAGAAAGGGCAATCATTGAATGCGATAAAAGAGAGGTGGAGTTATGAACTGGCGAATAGGTAAAAATACGCTGTCAATAGAACCGCGCAACGGTACTGGTATTGATATAGAGTTCGTGGATTCTAGGGCAGTATGGACGGTTAGTGATAATGACCCTGATTCTTTACAGGCTATGCCCTTTAGTGGTACAATAATACTGTTACCGCTACTGGTCATATCCTTTGGCTATGTCTATAAGGTGGAGGAAATTGATAATGAGTAGGATAAAGGAACGCTTGATCGGGTATGAGGGAGGCAACGACAACGATGTTAGACCGATTACCCGATTGATTGATGAGATGGTTGATTATGAAATGTTAGCCATGACATTACAGGAGGCGCACCAACGCGCAGAGGATAGCGTTAGGGCTTACTACAATACCCTGACAGCCAAAGAGTTTTTAGACCAACATAAGAGGGCTTTTAGCCATGAGTAGATGCAAAGCGTGTGACGTTATAATGAATGAGTTTGAGATGAGAAGGATTGACAGAGCGACAGGGGA